CTGAACCGCAGTCAATGCTGCCTCCGCGATGACCTTCTCGCCGGTGTGTGGATTACGCCACCTGCCCACGATGCCCTCGATCGAGAACAATTCACCCGCGTAGAAGACGTAGTCGCCGGAATTGAGCGGAATGTCGTACGGCGCGTAGAGCGTCTGGCCGACTACGACCATGTGCGTTCGACCCCGATCGCGCGTGTCCGCAGAATATTGCGGCACGATCGCGCAGTCGTCCTGGTCTCTCCACAGGTACTCCGGCCAAGTCCGGATCTCGTTACCGCGCGAGTCACGCCCCGCCACATGCAAAGGGCGAATCTGGATCGTGATGCCGTACGGAAATAGACCCATCAGAACCAGAACCTGCGCCCACCGACCGGACGACCGATCAGACCAAGCACAAAAAAGAGCACCCCAACGATCAGCAAGATCCACCCGAGCACCAATATCAAGGTGTCGATTGGGCTTGGCACGTCGACCAAATAGGCAATTACCAGCAGGATAATTCCGGCAACGATCACGATTTCACCTCCTACCAGCCATAGGGCATCTGCGGATCAGTCAGCTTAACGCTCACCGGCACCGCTTGGTTCTGTCCGGAGGCAGTCGTTTGACACATCCCCCGCAGAATTTCGATCTGCTGCGGGCTGAACAGCGTAGAGCTCGTCACCCGCCGAGTGTCGAGGGTGATCCCCACCGGACCGGTTTGGGTCTGCTGGAGAGCACCCTCGGAACTCATCTTGTCGTATCGCAGTGCCCGAAGCAACACCGACTTCGCGAGCTGCGCCTTTGCAGCCGCGAAGCCATCGGTGTCTGCGCACGGTGCGTAGTGATACACCCATCCGAGCGCTTCATCCAGCCGCAGTTGCAACTTGGTGTCGTCGTCACCCGGATAAATATCGCGGATGTCGTCAACAGTTGCGACCGTGCTTAGCTTCGGCATGCGACCAGTCTACCGCCTAACTACGGGCCTTCGGGACCCTCGCCGTCAGCACCCGGGTCCTCGTCGCCGATCACCGGCTGCACGAAAGTGGCCTTTGGCGAATTCTTCTTGCCGTCGTCGTTGACACCAGCAGTGATCTCGTACTTGCTGACGCCGGGCCGATTGAGCAAGTTGGCGACGTTGTAGTTGAGCGGATCATCGGCGCCATCGAAATTCCGGCTCGTGTGGAGCACGATGTGCCCATCGGCGTACCCGTCAAAACCCTTGACCGTGGCATCCAGGCCACCATCACCCGGATTGTCGGCAGTATCCAGATCCACGCCCACGGCGTTGATTCGGATTGTAGCGCCGACCCGGAAATTGTGGGCAGCGGTCTCGTAGGTCTCAGTCCACAACACGCTGACTGTGAACACCTGACCACCCGCGTCAGTGACCGTCTCGGTCTGCCGAACGTAGGTGTTGGTCTCGGTGCCGGGTACCGCCGTGTTGGGAATGCCCGCAGCACTGGCAGGTGCAGCGAACAGCACAGTCAGCACGATACTGGCAAGTGCCCCAAAAATTGCGAGGATTGTCTTCCTCATGAATGCTCCCCCTATTAGGTAGCTAGTAGATGGCCCTATCATAGCAGAGCTCCGCGACCGGCAGTGGTTCGGTCACGGAGCTCCGCGCGCTCTCCCCTCAGAGAACTACTGAGCCGAGTTTACCCCACCCTTGGTGCCGGGTGGCGTCATTCCCTGCTCGACAAACTCGCGCTGCGCCTGGATCACAGGCACGAACGAACCGTCCTCGCGCTGCTCGCCAGGTACCACCTGATGCGGGTGGTAGTTCGACGGGCCGATTCGATCGGAGTAATCGCCCCGAGTCGGTCCCTCACCGAGTGCATCCTCCGGGCCTGTCGGCTCGTCGGCTACGTCGGTCTCAAGCATCGGCACGCCCATGTTGAGAGCATCGCGATCCTCTTCGGTGATCTCGGTCTCAACCCGCGGCTGCTTCTCAGCCGTCTTGGCCGTGCTCTTGGTGTCCTTGGTGTCGTCTGCCATCAGATTGCCTTGCCTCCCCTACCTTGGGGCAGCGAACGCGCTGCCTTCACAGTTCCTCTGGCCGTACCCTTAGTATTCACCGCAGATCTACTAAGGCCCGGTCCTGCCTTGAGTTGGCTGGTCCCCAACACCGGGGTGCCGCGCTTGCCGCTACCAGCCCTGGCGCCGAGCTTGCCGACGCCAGGAAGACCACCCTTAGCCATCAGGAGGTCCGAACCCCAGCCAGACGCGCCGCCGGACGAGGTCCGAACAGTGCGAGACCAGTAAACCACTCGATCCGGGTCCGGAATACCGGCTTGGTTTCCAGCTGGCCGAGATCCATCACGGATACTCCGCCGTTGGTCAGACCGACCACGCCCTGATCACCCAGTGCGTCTCCGTAGTGCACCGCGTAGATCGAGGAGCAGTCGACGCTGGTGCCCTGGGTCTCGGTCTGCGGGATGATCGGGGTACCGTCCGCCTTGTTCCCGATATCAAGCATCGGGATGTTGTTGTAGGTATCGATCAAGTTGCCGAGCTCGTCGCGCGTGGTCTGCGCGATGGTGAGCCGCCGAGCCAGCGAACGCCAGCGAGCGAGAACCGTCGAGTTCATGTAGAGCGCATCGACATTCGGAACCAAGCTGATCAGGTTGTCGATCGCATCCAGGAAGGTATGGCGCTGTGGGTCAGTCG